AAAACAAAATGAAGAATTAAAAAAGAATATGGATAAGCACACAACACAAACAGGTGCTTTGCAAAATGACAGAATATACGAAAGAACAACAATACCAAAAAGATGATAAAGTTTCAATGTAATAGTTGTGGTGAAAAGAAAGACCTGATGAGGGCTACATTAAAAGTAATAGATGGAAAAGTACGAACAGAAGAAGCATTATGTGAATGTGGTGAATATATGCAAGAAATAGAAAAGGACTTTAATGGCTTCCCTAATTTAATAAGAACAGAACCTAGTTTAGAAAAGAAAAGAGATAAACTTTGGGCTTCGGCTAAAGAAAAACTATGTGGTGACAGAGGAATCAATGAACCCTTTGACTAAATAAATAACAAATAAATCTATTATATAGTATGAAAGTAAAAATCAATACGATACAATCTAATCAATACAATCCTAGACTAATTAAAGAGCATAAATTTAAAAAATTAGTAAAATCAATAAAAGCATTCCCTGAAATGTTATCATTAAGACCAATAGTTGTAGATGAACATATGACTATACTTGGTGGTAATATGCGCTTCCGTGCTTGTGTTGAAGCAGGGCTAAAAGAAATAGATATTAAAATCGCTGAAGGATTAACTGAAGAACAAAAAAAAGAATTTATAGTAAAAGACAATGTAGGTTATGGAGAGTGGGATTGGACAATGTTAGGGAATGAATGGAAATCAAATAAGTTAGATGATTGGGGTTTGGATGTATGGCAAAACATTGATGATAATATAGGTAAAGTAAATAGAGGAGATGAAAACTCCGAATGGGTAGGTATGCCTGACTTTGATCCTGCTGACAATACTTTAAAGATTATAATACATTTTGAAAATGAACAGGATCGAGAAGCTTATGCAAAAGAACATAATATAGAATTTACTAAAAAACTACCATCTGCTTGGTCTACTTACTACCCTTACGAAGGTAGGAAAGATATGAAGTCTTTAAAGTATGAATAGACACCCTGTGTATATAGTTTCTAAAGGAAGGTGGGAGAAGCCTTTAACGGCTAATATGTTTAAAAAAAATGATATTGATTTTCAAATATTAGTTGAACCACAAGAATATGAAAACTATTGTGAAGCATTAGGAGAAGAATATGTTACTAAACTACCATTTTCTAATTTAGGTATTGGATCCTACCCTGCAAGAAATTATGCTTGGGAGGATAGTATTAAAAAAGGATATGAAAGGCATTGGGTGTTTGATGATAACATTAGGGCATTTAGAAGATCCCATAAAGGCAATAGAATTATATGTAATGGAAATAAAGCAATAAAAGTATTGGAAGATTTTACAGACAGATATGAAAATATAGGCATTACAGGATTTAACTATTCAACTTTTGTTACTCCAAATACTTCAAAACCTTTTTACTTAAATACACACGCGTATAGTGCTATGTTAATGAAGAACAATATGCCTTATCGGTGGCGATTAAAATATAATGAAGATGTAGATTTATGTTTACAGGTATTACATAACGGCTTATGCACGATTTTATTTAATGCTTTTGTAATAGATAAAACAAGTACAACTGCTAAAATGAAAGGTGGAAATCAAGATGAATTATATAAAGGCAATGCATTTGAAAAGAAAGTATTGAAAGCTAGATCACTTGAAGAAATATGGCCACAATATGCAGAAACTAAAATTGTATGGAATAGACCTCATCATTTTGTTAGTTGGCGAAAACATTTTAATAACGGACTAGTAAGAAGAAAAGATATTGATTGGGAAGCTATTGAAAATAAAAAATATGATATAAAGTTAAAGCAAGTAGATAATATAAAAAGTAAGTCTCTACAACAATTTTATAAAGAAAGCAAATGAAGATATTAGTAACAGGGGGGGCAGGTTATATTGGTAGCAATCTTATAAAGTATTTAGATAAAAATACTAGCGCTACAATAACATCATTAGATAATTACTTTACAGGATCACAAACTAATCATATAAAGGGTGTAAATTATATACAAGGAAATACTTGGGATATACAAAACCTAGAAAAACAAGATGTAGTCTATCACTTTGGAGAATATTCAAGAGTAGTCCCTTCATTTAAAGACATAGAATATTTAACAGCATCTAATCTTTGGGGATCAAGTAGAGTTATTGAACAATGTAAAAATTGGGATTCGAAATTAATATATTCTGCTTCAAGTTCTAAGTTTGGTGGTAATGAAAACTTAAGTCCTTATTCTTGGGTGAAAGCAAAAATAGTAGAGTTAATTAAAAACTACGCTGAATGGTATAAGTTAAAATATGAAATATGTTACTTTTATAATGTGTATGGGGAGAACCATATTACAGAAGGAGATTATGCAACTGTTATAGGAATATTTGAAGAACAATATAAGAAGAACAAACCATTAACCGTTGTAGGCGATGGAAAACAAAGCAGACAATTTACACACATCAACGATATTGTAAACGCTTTAAATAAAATAGAAAAACAAAATAAAAACAAAGAATGGTACTTAAGTTCTGATGTAGAATATAAGATAATAGAAGTTGCTAAAATGTTTTCAGATAATATAAAGATGATCCCTGAAAGGAAAGGTGAAAGATATAAAGCAATAGCTATTGAAAATGATACTAAAGAAATATTAAAATGGAAGATAAAACATAACTTAAAGGATTATATAAATGGACAAAAGTAGACACATAAAAAAGGAAGCAATGTTACAGGCTTTAGAAAACAGTTTAGGAGTAGTAACTGTTGCTTGTAAACAAACAGAAATACCAAGAAGCACATACTATAAATGGCTAAAGGAAGATGAGGAGTTTGCAAAAGCAGTAAAAGAAATAGAAAACATAGCACTTGATTTTGGTGAGAGTCAATTACATAAACAGATAGGTGATGGAAATACATCAGCAACAATATTCTTTTTAAAAACTAAAGGAAAGAAACGAGGATATGTAGAGCGTCAAGAATTAGATTTAAACTCAGGAGACAATCCGTTTAATGTTAGTGTAAATATTAAAGGAGTTGAACATTAAGCCAAATTTTACAGAAACACAACAATTAGCAATAGAATATCTATTTGACAAAAAAACAACTGAAGTGCTTTTTGGTGGTGCTGCAGGTGGTGGGAAGTCGTGGGTGGGTTGTGCTTGGATCATATTATTATGTATGAAATATCCTAAGACAAGGTGGTTAATGGGAAGATCTAAACTTGATAGTTTAAAAAAAACTACATTAAATACATTTTTTGAAATTTGTTCTTATTGGAATTTAAAAGCCGATATACATTATAATTTTAATGCAGGTTCTAATATTATAACTTTTGCTAATGGTGCAGAGGTATTACTTAAAGATTTGTTCTTATATCCTTCAGATAAAAACTTTGACAATTTGGGATCACTCGAATTGACAGGTGCCTTTATTGACGAATGCAATCAAATAACAGAAAAGGCTAAAAATATTGTAGCTTCAAGGTTACGTTATAAGTTAGACCAATATGGCTTGATTCCTAAATTGCTAATGACTTGCAACCCTGCTAAGAATTGGGTGTATACTCAATATTATAGACCATCAAAAGAAGGGAAGCAAAAACCTCATAGGCAATTTATACAAAGTTTAGTTGATGACAATGAATATATAAGTAAATACTACAAAACACAATTACTTACTTTAGATGAATTAACAAAACAAAGGTTACTATTTGGGAATTGGGAATATGATGCAACACAAGATGGTTTAATTGATTATGATGCTATTTTAAATCTATTCAGTCAAAAAGGAATTACAGGCAATAAATATATCAGTTGTGATGTGGCTCGTTTTGGAAGCGATAAAACGATTATAATGTATTGGGAGGGATTACATATTAAGAAAATAAGAACGTTGCTTAAATCGGCTATAAATGACGTTGTAGATGAAGTCAGGCAATTACAACAAGATAATCAAGTGCCACTAAGGAATATAGTTATTGATGAAGATGGAGTGGGTGGGGGAGCGAAAGACTATCTACGTTGTCAGGGATTTGTAAATAATGCGAGGGCTTTAAAAGGTGAGAATTATCAAAATCTTAAAACCCAATGTTATTATAAAATGGCTGATCTAATAAATAAAGCACAAATTGGGATCACTTGTGAAGATGTAATTGCAAAGAATGATATTATAGAAGAACTTGAACAAGTAAGAACTAAAGATGCTGATAAAGATAATAAGCTACAAATAATTCCTAAAGATAGTATTAAGACAATTATAGGTCGTTCACCTGATTATGCAGATGCAATAGCTATGCGTTGTTATTATGAGATTGATAGTAACTACGGTAAGTATTTTGTACAGTAAACTAAATATCAACTTTTTCTATTATATATTATGAAAGTTAAAATCAAGAAAGAAGGAAACACTAAAGAATTTAACTTAATCAAAAGCTGGTCAGATGTCACGCTTGAGAAGTGGGTTAAGTTAGTAGATTTACATAAGGGGAGTAGGAGTGATGAAGCGTTAGAAACTATTACGGCTTTATCTAATATACCTAAACAATTAGTAAAGGAGTTAGGAATAAAAGATGTAGCAATAATAATGGAGAAGATCTCAGAACTGCAAAGTAAGGCAGACGGAAGATTAAGGAATACCATAACAGTAGAAGGTAAAGAGTATGGCTTCCATCCCGAATTAGAAGATATAACGCTTGGTGAATGGGCAGATATTGAAACGTTTATTAAGTCAGGAATAGAAACTAATATGCCTGAAGTAATGGCCGTTCTTTATAGGCCAATAGTTGAAAAGAAGAATAAGAAGTATGTTATTGAAGCGTATGATGGAAATATAGCAATAAGGGCTGAGGAGTTTAAGAAGATGAAAGCTGAAGAAGTGCAAAGTGCGTTGGTTTTTTTTTGGAGTTTCGGAAGCGAATTGTTGAAGATTTTGCCATCATATTTGACGGAACGGACAGAGCAGATAAGGAAAACGTTGCAGGACAGGATTTCGCAGAAAAATGGGGCTACTTCGGAATAATGTATAGATTATGTAATTCAGATATTAGTAAATTAGAAACAATAACAAAGCTAAACTTAATGGAGGCATTTACTTGGTTAAGTTATGAAACAGATTTAGAAAGTACAACAAAAGTAAACATAAATGGCAATAAATAATAAGACGTATTTTAATGTAATTGAAACCTTAAAGAATTTAGGAGAAGAACATCAGCAAATAAGTACCACAACAACAGGTGACATATATGATATTGATCTTGAGAAGAATACTAAATATCCTTTAATGCACATCAATCCTATTAATGTAACAACAACACGAACTGAATTGATATATAACTTTCAGATCTTTGTTATGGATTTA